GAATCCATTAAAGGTAAATTGATGGGATCATTTGATAATATAGGTTCTATGACTGATGTTTCACCGAGTAAATTACAATCATTATCAAAAAGTTTAGGTATAGATGTTGGAGATTTTAAGAAAGTAATTGGTCTTGCATCCAGTTTAATGGGATCAGGAATACTTTCTGGTAGTCCTGAACAAATAAAGAAAAAACTTTTAGAACAATTAACTTTAAAAAATTTAATAGATGTTGCAAATAATGATTCTATAAAAAAACTTTTGGCTGATTATGTGAAGATTGATATTGATGATTTAACAGGTTTATTCAAATCATCACTAACAATAAAAACAATTTCAGATATAAAAAGTATTGAGTTATATGCAACACTTGATAATGCATTTAAAGAAAAATTAGCTGTTGATAATGGGATAACAATAAAAATGTTAGATACAGTAGTTGCTGCATCAATTAAGTTATATTCAAAAGAAGAAAGTGAAAGAAAACAAGCGGAAGGTATTGCAAAAACATTAGAAGAAGATTTTACAAAATTATTATTTGAAACACAAACACCGAATACACCAGATGATGATATAGCATCAACCGGAGGAACTGGTGGAGCATCTGCTTTTTCTGAAACAAGAATTTCTACATTTGATTTTTCAAATAATTTTACAAAAGTTGATTATAGAATACAAAAAATAACAGCTCTTTCACTAGGTTTTGGTGATGGTGAAAAGTCCGTTGATGATTTGGTTTCAACTATTGATAAATTAAAAAGACTTGCAACTTTACAAAAAAGAGAAAGAGATTTAAAAAAATCTTTACTAAATCATTTAGATAATTTACAAGAAAATTCACAAAATAATGATGAAATGATAAAAGACTATTCCGAAGAATGTGGAGTTTCACCTAATGAAGTACAAGAATTGATAGATAGTAGAAATGTTTTAGCAGTAGAATTATCAGAAGACACAACACCTGCAGGTCAAAGCGATACTCTTTCAGAAATCACTAACATTGGGGATTGTGCAGACGGTGGTGGTACATTTGGTGAAGGTGATGCAACACCAGAAGTTGATAATGGTATGCCATTATTTGATTTTCTTGATGTAATTGATGCTAAATTATTAAAACAAGATGAAGACGGTGATTGGATTTATGATGGTGATATTACATTTGATGGTAAAGAATTATTTTTATTTAATAAAATGAAGTCGAGTTCATCTACAATACGATTTCCAATAGACATATACAAAGTAAATGGTAGTTTAAAGATTAGTAGACAAGGATTGACAACATTACAAAATATGCCGAATATAATTACTGGTGATTTTGATTGTTCCGGAAATCCATTACAAGATTTAACTGGTATGCCAATAGAGATTGGTGGTAATATAAATATTTCTTCAACTAAAATTAAAAATTTAACAAATATACAAAAAGATGTAAAAGGTAATTTTGATTGTTCAAAAAATCAATTAGAAAATCTTAATGGTTGTCCTACATATATTCGTGGTAATTTTAATTGTAGTTCAAATTTATTAGACACATTATCTGGCTCTCCTTTACAAGTTTTTGGCGATATGAATTGTACTAAAAACGAACTTGTTGATTTAAAGGGTGCTCCTGATGAAGTTCAAGGAACATTTGATTGTTCAAATAATGAATTGACTCAAAATCCAGAACTTTTAAGAACTGGAAATACTATGAGAGTTAGAGGAAAATTTATTTGTGAAAATCAAAATGGTGGAAAAAAATTAGATGCTACTTATTTGAAAGATACATTTGGTGCATCTTCTGTTATTGTTTAATGGAGAAAAAATTATTATGTTAGTATATGATGTTATACAAGAAGTTCCAGCAAACACCGTTAATTCAGGTTCTCGTTTGGTATTAGTAGAATATACACCAACAGATGAAGAAGTTGCAAATATATTATACGATACATCAGCCTACGATAATTCAGACAGAACATCACCAAGAGCATCAACAGGCGGTACTACTGGAGGAACTGGTACTACTGGAGGAACTGGTACTACTGGAGGAACTGGTACTACTGGAGGAACTGGTACTACTGGAGGAACTGGTGATACGGGAGGTATTCCAAACACAAAAAATGTAACTGTAAATGGCGTTACATATACAGTATACACACAAGGAACGGAAACTGAATCTGATGATAGTATTATTATAGATGGTGTTACATATAGTGCAAACGATTATATTAGAAGAAAAGAAGAAGAGGCAAGGAATGAAGCGATTTTGAATAATGGTTCTGCTGATGGAAGTACGGGCGAAAAATCTGATAAAAACAATCCGAATCCACAAGAAAATCAAAAAGTAGAAGTTGTTGAACCTTGTATACAAAAAGGTGCTACAGGAGGTGCCGGTGCTACAGGAGGTGCCGGTGCTACAGGAGGTGCCGGTGCTACAGGAGGTGCCGGTGCTACAGGAGGTGCCGGTTCAACTGGAGGGGCAAGTGGTGGTGATGATACTACACCCATTGCACCAAGAGTTGTAAAAAGAGGAAAATATGGAACATTTAAGTCATCCACAAAAAATAAAAATGCACCACTTATCTTTGTTGTTGGTGGTATTGCTGTTAATGGTATTTCACCAGGTGACACGGATCCTAAAAAAGATGGGTATATGTGGACAGGAACCGGAAGTGCTAAAACTGGATACAATGACTTACAAGACTTTAATATCTATAACTGTTTTACATCACAATCGAGCAAAAGTGGATGGTCTGAATGTGAAAAGATATTAAATGAACAAAAAATAAAACCATCGAAATATATTTTAGTAGTATATTCTGCAGGCGTTGCAGGAGGACATAGTGGAGTTTTAACAGTAAAAACTGCAGATAAGTGGGATCAAATACATATATCAGGACCACCATTGGGTGATTTTGGTGTTGATGAAAAGAAATTTAAAAGTTATTTGAAAACTATTGAAAAAGCAGGAAAAGATAAGGTATATTATTGGTGTGTTGGAACTGGAAATGCAGAAGGCGCTGCAAGAACAGATTGGAAAAAAAATATTATTGATTCATTACCACCGTCTAATGTAAATACAAGTGTTTCAAACCATTTTGAACAAATAGAAGTGGTATCTCAGAGTATTAAGAACAATAATCCAGTAGAAGAAGGTAAAAAAGCTGAAGTTGTTGTCACTGAACCTGTTAAAACTGAACCAATATGTGACGATTTAACTAAATTGGATGCAAAGAAAAAGGCAAATGAGGGTCCACAAGGCGGTGCAGAAAATGTAACAGAAGAAAGAGCAACTTCTGATGGACAACAAAAGGAAGCTGATCCAAAGGCACCTAAGAAAACCGAAGAGCCGTCATACTCTGGAAAATTAAATCATAGATTTTATTTAAGACCAACACCGGATGGCATACCAACAACACTACAAGATATGACAAAAGAACCTTGGAGCAAAAGGTATTTTGCGTGGAGACCAGAAAGTGCTCCGGGATATGGAGATAAAAAAAATGAAACATTAGTAACAACTCCAGAAGGTAAACCACTAATTTCTGGAATGATACCATATTGGCCACCAGTTTCATCGGAAGAAGAAACAAAAGGTCCACAAGGTAAAAAAGGAAAATGGCTTCAATCTCCTGCAATAAAAGGAGAATGGAAAAGTCTTCAAGGAGATCCTGCAAAATCTGTTTGGGAAATACCCATGATATTAAATGTTCAAGATGTTGGACATTTTAATAAATCAATAGGATATTTGTTTGAAGCCGGGAACGAACTACATATGGCAATAATGCCGGATTCAATAGTATTTGCCGCAAAAAATTCTAGCATTGCTATTGGTACCGGTACAAATACAGATGTACCCCCAATAACAGATGCAAAAGGAAAAACAAAGTCTCCTACTGATTCCTCTTGGGCATTATGGCCACAATGGGATTCTTATTTTGCTAGACATTGTTTGGAAAAAGTTGGTTATACTATATTTGAATCTATTGAAAATATAAATTCTTATCATTTAGGAGTTATTAAAAGAAAAAAGGCAACGGGATTGATAAATACTCCAGGAACACAAAAGTGGAAAATTGATGACTTAGTTAATGCTGGTACAAAAGATGGTATATTTAAACCAAGTAAAGTTTGGACAGAAAACCAAGCATCAGAGGAAACAATAAATCAAAGTGGTGATATGGCTATATTTGTTGCTGATTATCATTTTACAAAAGATGGAGCACTAACAGATGCTGGTAAAAAATTAACGGATCATATTTTAACAAAAACAAATTGGCAGATGGCAACAATATCTGCTGTTAGTCATCATTCATCTGAAAATGCTAAATGTCATATAGAAATTTTACCATATATGGATGCAAATGGAAACTTAAAAACTATTGGTGGAAATACAACTCCAAAGAAAGCCGATCCATCATTACCAGCTAAATCAACTATAGCAATTAAAGATATTAACTTTGCAGAATTTGCAGGAATAGATAATGGTAATTGGGTAAATGGTTCTGTAATAATAACAAATGTAAAAAGTGTTCCAAAACAAGAACAAAGAGAGACAAAAAATTTATCTTCAAAATTTTACAAATTTACCAATACACAAAATTATATTTTTAAAATAGATAGTGATCCAGATATAAGTCCATCTTTATACAAGGTTTTATCGCCAATTTTATCAGATAAAACGCCACCAGTTCCTCCAGAACCACCACCAAAGCCGGTCGGCGGTCCCACTGGAAAAGCAGCATATGATGCTGGTACGGTAATATTAAATTCAAGAATAGGAAAGCCAGCTGAAGGTTTTTGTACAGGAACACTTTCCGATTTAGGCAGTGCAACTGGTATATGGGGTGGTCTTCTACAAAAATTAACTGCATATTGGAACTCAAAGTCTGCTCAAAATCCAATGTATGCAAATGCGGTTATTGGTAGTTTGGGTTCATCTCGTTCTTTATGGGAATCCGCCTATACAAAATCTTCATCTAGAGTTTGTGGATCAAAACATGGTATAGGTATGGCATTTGATTTGAGACACACATTTCCAGCATTAAAACCAATAGCTGCATTAGGGGTAGGTTTAGGAGATGGACCTGCATTATTTGGATGTAAACCATGGATGGCAGATATGGCGGCATGGCAAAGATCAAATAAATTAACAGGAGGTGCAGATTGGAATGATTCAAAAGAACCTCATCATATTGAAGCGACTGATGGGAGAATGCCTGAATTTTTATATGGTTGTAGAAATCAACTTATGAACGAATTTAAAATTGATTACAAATCTGTAATAAAACAAAATCCAACTCTAGTTAAAGTATTTGAAGAATTTTGTGGAGTTGAGGCAAATAGAACTGCATGGAGATATGGATTTAATACACCCAGAGACGGTGCATATAAAAGACCAAATTTTGATATGGAACCACGAGCATATGAGGCAGCAAAAAAAGCAGGAATAATCCATATACCTTGGGTAAAAGCTGCACCATTCGATACACCACCCGCCCCTCCTGCAAAAGTTAAGAAAGGAAAGAAGAAGTGATAGAATTGATAAAAAAACTATAAAATGATAATTATTAGAAACAATTATAGGTAATTAAACAATGGATAGCAAAAAGTTTTTTTCACAAATTCGTTCAATAATACGAGAAGAAATAGAGTATGCATTGGACAAGAAAATAAAGAATGGTAAAAAAAGTGATGTTGATACAATATCACATGGTATGTCATTATACAAAGAAACAAATAAAAAAGTTTCAGAAAATACTACACCCAAAAAGAAACCATTAAATTCAAATTTTAACTCTATAAATGATATTCTTGAAGAAACCCGCAGAACACTACAAGAAAGTTCAGACATGGAACAAGAATTTAGTTTTACTGCTGATATGGCTGAAGGATTTGGTTATCAAAGAGGAAGTACACCGATACCACAAGGTTATTCACAATCAGAAATACCATCGGAAGTCATGTCTGCATTAACAAAAGACTATTCTGCTCTTATGAAAAAAATTGACGAAAAGAAAGGGAGATAACTTTGGCAGCAACATTTAGAAGAAAAAGAACGGTATTATTAAGTGAAGGTGATGCAAATATAAAAAATGCAAAACCTATTGGTGTAACTATACCATTTAATAATCCATCTGGAATATTTTTTCAAAGTTATACAAATAGAATACAAGTATTTTCAAATTTAAAAAATTTGTTAATGACTGCAAAAGGTGAACGATATATGCTTCCTGATTTTGGAACAGAATTAAAATTTATTCTGTTTGAAAATATAACAACTGAGGAAGATTTTTTAGATAGAATAGACGGTACAATACGGGATGCAATAAGTACATGGATGCCTTATATTTTAATAGAAAATTTAGAGGTTAAATTAAATCTAAGTGAGGATGGTAGGGTAGACGAACCTGACCATGCTATAGGAATATCATTATCTGTAAAAATATCTGGTACAAACATATATTTGCCAATACAGATATTTATATCTACTACCGGAAATTTACAAATAGAAGAGGCGTTGTATAATGGCTGATTTAATAAAAAAGGATATTCGTTACTTATCAAGAGATTTTGCATCATTAAAGCAAAATCTTATTGATTTTACAAAAAATTATTTTCCAAATACATATCAAGATTTTAATGAAACATCTCCTGGTATGATGTTTTTAGAGATGGCAGCATATGTTGGCGATGTTCTTTCTTATTATACGGATGTTACATTACAAGAGTCTTTGATATTACATTCTTCTGAAAAAACAAACATATTAAATCTTGCACAATCACTTGGATATAAACCAAAAAATAAGATTGCATCTAATGTAAAATTGGATATTTTTCAAATAGTTCCTGCAAAAACTGTTGATGGTGAAATAGTTCCAGATTATTCTTATGCATTTGCAATAGAACCTGGAATGGTTGTTGGTGCAAATAATGGAAATGCAGTTGAATTTAGAACAACAGACTATGTTGATTTTAAGTTTAGTAGTTTAATCGATCCAACAGAAGTAACACCTTTTGAAGTTGATGTTAATGGTGAAGTTTTATTTTGGTTATTGAAAAAATCAGTAAATGCAGTTTCTGGTGTTATTAAAACTGTTGATTATGAATTTAATGATCCAAAACCTTATGATAAAGTTGTTTTAGATGAAGCGAATTTGATAGATATTTTATATGCAATAGATTCGGATGGTAACAAGTGGTATCATGTTCCGTTTTTGGCACAAGATACTATATTTGAGCCAACAATAAACATATCGAGAAATGATAAATTTTTAAGTAAATATAGAGAAGAAACACCCTATCTATTGAAATTGAGAAAAGTTTCAAGAAGATTTGTTTCAAGACAAATAAATGATCAAAAATTTGAAATACAATTTGGTGCAGGTGTTTCTGATTTAGACGATGAACTGTTAATACCAAATCCAGATTTAGTTGGTAATTCACTTTCTGGAATTGAAACATCAACATCAGTTGATATTGACCCATCAAATTTCTTGTATACAAAAACTTACGGTCTTGCACCAAATAATACAACATTAAAAATGTATTATACTATCGGTAGTGGTGTTCAAGATAATGTCACAAGTGATGTTTTAACAAAAATACAA